GGTTAGTTGGTAAATACCCACGAAACGCTAACGCCCATGAAATTGATGAGTTGTTAGATAGCATGGAAAAAATGCTCGGTACAGCCGTGGCGGCTATCCCGGACGACAGCTCTATTGATATGCTTGAGAGCGGAAGTAAAGGCGGTTCATCACAAGTGTTTGATGATTTCCTCCGCTACTGCAAATCAGAAATCGCCATCGCATTATTAGGACAAAATCAAACCACAGAAGCCGAAGCAAATCGTGCAAGTGCGACAGCGGGATTAGAAGTGACCCGTGATATTCGTGATGATGATGCCAGCATGGTTGAAGGCGTTTTTAACCAATTATTAGCCTGGATTTGCGAGTTGAATTTCAACGTGGACATGCTGCCGACATTTGAGCTTTACGAACAGGAAAGCATTGATAAATTACAAGCGGAACGTGACGGTTTATTAGCCGAGTTAGGCGTGCAATTTACCGAACAATACATCATGCGAACCTATGGGTTTGAAGAAGGCGACATTGTAGTTGCAGCACCTGAAAAAAGTGCGGCCAAAAATACGGCTGATTTCGCCGAGGCGATTCCTAAGTCTATTGTGGAAACCATTGGGGAGCAGCTAGAAGTCGAAGGTGAACCATTTGTAGAAGAATGGCTGCAAGCTATCCAGGATAAGCTATCTCAAGCAGAAAGTCTGGAAGATTTTCGCAACCAGTTAGACAGCTTAATCCCTGAATTGAGTTTTGCAGAATACGGCAAAGTAATGGCGTGGGCATCAACAGCAGCACACTTTGCCGGTCGTCAGTCCGTTGAAGATGAGCGTAAATAAAATGAGTAAATTCACTTTTGAAGAGCAGGTCAAATATTTTGAGAAAAAACTCAATTTGCCTACTAATAGCTATTTAGACGTGCTAGGTGAAGAACACGACTATTTTTTTATGGTGGCCGGCGCAAACCGTAATGAAGTACTGACGGCATTTCGCGAAGCGGTAGATGATGCCATTGCAAATGGTGAAACCTTAGAGGGATTTCGCAAGCGTTTTGATGAAATCGTGGCAAATACCGGCTGGCAATATAACGGCGGGAGAAACTGGCGCACCCGGATTATTTACGACACCAACGTTTATGGGGCATATAACCGTGGGCGCTTGGCACAGCATTTGGATTTGGTCGATGTATTGCCTTATTGGGAATATCACCACCATGACAATGAACATCCGCGCGAAGAACATATTGCGTTAGACGGCACAATTCTGCCAGCCACAGATCCGTTTTGGCGCTATTATTACCCAATCAAAGCGTACGGTTGCCACTGCACGGTATCAGCTCACGATGCCGATGATTTAGCGGAAATGGGGCGAAAAGTGAGTCCATCGCCTGAAATCGAATGGGAAGAAAAACTGGTCGGCGTGCGTTCCGGCAACCCGCGCACAGTACGCGTGCCGAAAGGTTATGATGTAGGCTTCGCACCGTATAACTTTGAGCGCCTAACTCAGTCTCGCGATGTTGATGTGGACAAGTTGTTATTGCAAAAAATGACAAACGCCGAGCCGCATTTAGCGAGCCTGTTAATTGATGACGTATTGAAGAACCCAAAAGCCATGGTGTTATTAAACGGCGCGATGAAAGAAATGGTCGATACAGTCAGCCAGCAAAAGATCGCACGTGGCAATATGAAGTATGTAGGGGCAATTCCTGAACCGGTGCTAACTAAACTCGACAATTTAGAAAAAGCCCCGCAGAGTGCGGTAATCGCCGTGCGTGATGAAGATGTGCTGCATGCATTACGCGATACCAAACAAGCAAAAGGCATCAGCTTGCCAGTAGAATTTTGGGAACAGTTACCTGAGAAACTGAGAAACCCAAAGGCAATTTTACTTCAATCGAAAGAACAACAACGCAATAAAAATGCGGGCGACGCGTTGTTATTTATCTATGAAACAGAGAAAGGCAAAGTCGCGGTTAAGATGGACTATGAAGTAAAAATCAAGGATGAATTGAGTGGTAAAAAACTGGCTCGTAAATTGAATATTGTGAGAACGGCAAGCGTGATTGAAGATTTTACCCAGCTTGGGGCATTTGAAGTGTTGTATGGTTCGCTGTAATAGTTTGCCTGATTCGAACAGGATAATCAGCCGTCTTTCGACCCTGGACCCTTTCCAGTTGGTAACCCCTATTACAGCGTATAACCTTTTGCGGTGGTTTGCCTGATTCGAACAGGATAATGCGGGCTTTCGCCAAGCAACCTTTCCAGTAGGAAACCCCCACCGCAATTTCACTATACGCCCAGGCATTATTTTTATCAAGAGAAAATTATGTTAAAGATTACCATTAACGATAATCAAGCCATTCGGAAATTGACAATCATTGCAAATCAATTAGAAAAGCCACGTCAGCTGTATGGTTTGCTGGGCGAAACATTGAAAAAAATTCATGACGCCCGCTTTAAAGCTGAGATTGATCCAAAAGGTAATCGCTGGCAAGCGTTATCGCCACGCACAAAAGCGTTAAAAATGAAACGCGGGAAAAGCACAAAGATTTTACGTCAAGATGGTTATCTATCAGACAAAACCGCGTATAATTACGATAATGACCATGTTGAGTTTGGTAGTGATGCAAAATATGCGCGTCTACATCAATTCGGTGGAAACGCCGGACGTGGTCGTAAAGTTAAAATTCCCGCGCGCCCATGGTTGGGTATCAATGAAAGTGATGGTCAAAAACTTCTAAAAAAATCTACCGCACTTTTACAACGACAAATTGACAAAAATCTAAAGTAAAAGCTAAAAATCAAAATAACGCCACAAATTCGCGCTGTGGCGTTTTAATTTAAAAATAATGTAATTTATCGTCTTAAAAAATTTAAACGCACTTAAACGCATTTAAACGCCTCTTAAACCGTTTTAGATTTGTAGGTTATGTGCATTTCACTTCAAACGGAATTTTCCCCCTTTTTATTCTTTCAATCACTTTAAAATCCAAACCTATCATTTTCTCCTATGCTAGCGGTATTCAAACGAGGATACCTTATGCAATTAATTGAGATTTTCAAAGCGGGCAAACGCACTGATGCAAATGGCTTAGAAGTGGAAATTACCACGGAAGATTTGCAGCAAGCGGTCAATGCCTACAACGTAAACTTTCATGAGTCCCCGGCGGTAATTGGCCATCCTAAACACAACGCCCCCGCGTATGGTTGGGTAAAACGCCTTGAATTAGACGGCGATGTATTAAAAGCCGAATTCGACCAGGTAGACCCTGAATTTGCCGAAATGGTAGATAAAGGGCGATTCAAAAAAGTCTCATCATCATTTTATTTAGCAGACAGCCCAAACAACCCTTGCCCTGGCAATTTGTATTTGCGCCATGTTGGATTTTTAGGTGCGATGCCGCCAGCGGTAAAAGGCCTACGCAACCCGGAATTTGCTGAAGACGAGCAAGGCGTGGTTGATTTTTCTGATTGGGCAGAAGCCAGCCTTTGGCGTCGCTTGCGCGATTGGTTTATTGGCACGCACGGCCAGGAAGAAGCTGATAAAGCCATCCCGGACTATCTCGTGTCAAGTGTGCAAGAAGAGTACATCCGAAACGAATATAAGCGTTACAACCAAACGGAAGTCGGCTCGCCTATTCCTAGTTTTAACGAACCCACTTTAGAACAACCTTCAGAACCACAAGGAGAACCTGAAATGACCCCTGAAGAAATTGAACAGCTCAAGGCAGAAAACCAACAGTTGAAAGCCGAAAAAGCTGAAGCAGCACTTAACCAAGCAAAAGCCGACAACGCCGACTTTGCCGAAGGTTTAGTAAAAGCGGGCAAATTAGCCCCGGTGGCAAAACAACAAGCCATTGATTTATTAAATCTCGGTTCAACAAGCGCAGCTGGCGGCGTGGTTGAATTCGGTGAAGGTGAAAGCCTACACGGAAAAATCAAGGCGTTTTTAGAAGCTCAGCCCGCTATCGTTGAATTTAACGAAGTGGCTACCAAAGAAAACGCCACAACCGCAGAAGACGGCACGGTGGAATACGCCGAAGGCACAAGCGATGAGTCCATTGATATGGATAAGAAAGTCCGCGCTTATATGAAAGAACACAATGTGGGCTACACAACCGCATTTAACGCAATCACTCAATAAGGAGCAAATGCATGACTGATTTATCAAAACAACGCGTAGTTGACCCGGTATTAACGGCGCTCGCACAAGGTTATTACAACGGCAACATGATTTCTGAAGTGTTGTTCCCTATCGCTGAAACTCAAAAAGAAGGTGGCAAAATCCCTACATTCGGTCGCTTAGCGTTCCGTTTGCAAACCACAAAACGTGAGCTTCGTGCAGCATCAAATCGTTTAACGCCGGAAGATATTGGTTCATTGACCGTTGTTTTAGAAGAAAACGACATCGAATATCCAATCGACATCCGCGAAGTGAATGAAACCGAAGGTGTTTATCCATTACGCCAATATGCAACCGGTGTTACACAAGATGTCATCGCACTCGGTCGTGAAAAAGCTTGTGCGGACTTAGCTTTAAATGAAGCAAATTACGAAACCACAAACAAAGTGACCTTAAGCGGCACGTCTCAATTTACCGACCCTAATTCAGACCCTATTGGTGTGATTAAAACCGGTATTCGTGCAATTAAACGCACCACAGGCCGTAAACCAAACGTTTGTGCAATTTCCGGCGATGTATGGGAAGTGTTAAGCGAACACCCGAAAGTATTAGAAAAAATCAAATACGTGGCGACTGCCGTATTAACCCCGGAAGACTTTGCAAAATTAATCAAAGTAGATCGTGTTGTTGTGGGTGAAGCTGTGCATGAACAAGCCGGTGAATTAAAAGATATTTGGTCGAAAGCGATTGTGTTGGCTTATGTTGCGCCAGCATCAAAAGAGCAGAAACAAAATATCTATGAACCATCATTTGGTTATACCGTGCGCCGCAAAAACGGCTTATATGTAGATACTTACACCGAAGTGGGTGGCAAAGTTGAAATCGTTCGCACGACCGATATCAATAAACCATACATCGTGGGTAAATCTGCGGGTTACTTAATCAAAGGTTGTATTTAACCCCTATTTGAACCGCATTTAAACGCGATTTAAGTGCGGTTAAATTTCAACTTATTTTAAGGGTGAATTATGTCAGATAAACAAAAAACGGCATTTTTGGTCGCAGCTGCGATGGCAATTTTGCACAACGGCAAGCGATATGAGCAAAACGATGTCATTGAACTTACCGAAGAAGAAGCCGACAAGCTCGCGATTTACATTACGCCGGCTGAAACTAACAGCGAGCAACGCGCACAAGCTGAACAAACAGCTAGCGATGAATTAACCGCAGCTGAACAGGTTGAAAGCGATGCAGAAGAAGCGGCTGCTGAAACGGCTGCGGAAGAGCCAGCCGAAGAAGCGGGCGAAACCACAAAATCAAACAAAGGTAAAGATAAGTAATGTACATCACGGCACAAGATTTAGAAGATGTAATGAGCGAAAGCACGCTAATCGCACTATCAAATGATACATCACGCGCGACTACCGCAAATCAGATGACATTGGATAAGGCTTGCGAATACGCCACGGAAACCGTGGACGGCTATTTGCGCTCGCGTTATGTCTTGCCATTAAATCAAGTGCCGACCTTGGTGCGTAATATTTGTTTACAAATCGCACGTCATTGGTTGTATTCCCGCCGCCCGGACGGTAAAGGATTCCCGGACAACGTCCGCGAAACCCATGCGCAAGCCTTGAAAGACCTGGAACGGATTCAAAACGGCAAACTGCATCTTGGCCTAACGGAAATCGGGAGCGCGACCGATGATAACTACCCAACCGCGCTGAAATTCAACACGCGCGCGCCACAGAAGCTCGATTTAACAGGATATTAATATGAGTGCAACGCTTCCGATTTTAGAAAGCATACAGCAACGGATAGCCGATAAAACGGACAAGTTTAGCATTGAGTTATTTCCTGATGATTTGGAGCACTACAATCTCACAGACGAATTCGGTGCTGTTTTAGTGCAATACGCCGGGTCGAAGTTTGAAAGCATCGACAGCGTGGATGTCATCCAGCAACGTCGAGTGGTGATGGTTGCGCTTACTGTGATTGCTCGAAGTCAGCATGACGACCACGGGGCAATCGAAATGTTAGACCAACTCCGCTTGGCAATAGTTGGGTTTAAACCAACTAACTGCACAGCGTGTAGTTTAGTGAGTGAAGAGTTTGGCGGCGAGTCAGACGGCCTTTGGCAGTATCAGCTTTTAGTGCAGACCGAAACATGGCAAGTAGAGCTTTGCGAACCAAGCAATTTACCTAAATTTACCACCGC